AGGTTAAAAAATGAATCGGTTAATGAAGGTGCCCCCGACACAGAACTCGATCACCATAAGGGTAAAAACCCAGACATTTTTGATCAAGACTATCTCCCCATGAAAAAGAATGGGAAGAAAATGAAGGCTATAAACACCCAATCTTCGGGAGGATATTGATATGGCATTAAAACTCATCACGGAAATGAATGAGGATATCAATTTCATCTGCGAAGCGGATGAAAAAAGTGGTAGAAAAAACTACTTTATCGAAGGTGTTTTTATGCAAGCAGAGCAACGAAACAGAAACGGTAGAGTCTACCCCACAAGTGTTTTAATGCCCGTGGTTGAAAAGTATAATAAAGATTATGTCGCACAGAATCGTGCGTTGGGAGAACTTAATCACCCACAAGGCCCAACTGTCAACCTCGACAGAGCATCTCACATGATCAAGGAACTCAAGCAATCTGGTAGTGACATTGTTGGTAAAGCAAAAGTCATGGAAACACCTATGGGTAAGATTGCAATGAATCTCATCGACGAAGGTGCAAAACTTGGTGTGTCCTCTCGTGGCATGGGTAGTTTAAAAATGCAAGAGAACGGAGTCAACGAAGTTCAAAAAGACTTCATGCTCGCTGCTGTAGACATTGTTGCAGATCCATCCGCTCCGAATGCGTTTGTAAACGGTATTATGGAAGGTAGAGAGTGGGTTTGGAACAACGGCATTCTGCAAGAGAAACAAATTGCAGAGTACCATCGTCAAATTAAACAAACGTCAAGTAGACAATTAGAGGAAAAAGCCATTAATATGTTCAAGGACTTCCTCTCAAAACTTTAAAATGTATAAATACCACTGAAAAATGGTATACACTACTAAGGAGAATACTCAAATGGCAAGAAACAAAACAATCAGTGAAGCGGAAGGAAATCCCGCAGCAACCGATTCCTTCGAAGACAAGGAACTCTACATGGATGCTGAAGGCAAGGGCGCTGTTCTTCAAACTCTTGAAGCACCTGACAGATCAAAAGAAAACAAGAAAACTGTTGCCGGTGCAGCCGGTGCCGAACCAGCAGACGCTGATCTCGGTGGTGTGAAAGAAAGCGTTTTCGCTGAAATGTTTGACGGTGAAGGTCTCTCTGAATCTTTTAAGACTAAGTTTCAGGGTATCTTTGAAGCCGAACTGAGTAGAAAAGCAACTGAACTCGAAGAGACTCTTAAAGCAGAGTATCAAGAGGAGTTGGAAACAAAGATCGCAGAAGCCGTTGATGGCTTGTCATCCAAAGTCGATGAGTATCTTAACTACGTCGTCGAAAACTGGATGGAGGACAACAAACTTGCGGTCGAAACTGGAATGAGACTTCAAATCGCTGAAAGTTTCATCGACAACTTAAAAGGACTGTTCGAAAACCACTACATTAGCATCCCAGACTCGAAAGTTAATTTGCTTGATGAAATGTTCGAGAAGAACGAATCACTCAAGACAGACTTAGACGAAGCGTTGGGTATTAATAGTGAGTTGTTGACAGCGGTTGAATCATACAGAAAAGGTGAGATCGCTTCTACCATCTCTGAAGGTCTGACTGAATTGGATAGAGAAAAGTTCTACTCACTCGCAGAGGAAGTTTCATATGAAAACGACGAAACCTTTGCGGAAAAACTTACCGGAATTAAAGAGAGTTACTTTAAGAAAACACCTGCTCCTTCCTCAATCAAGGAAGAAACACACGAGCCTGCTCAGATTCTTACTGAGTCCAACTCTTCCATGTCCGGCTATCTCAAAGCAATCGAAAGAGCAAATCGCTTCAATAACAAAGGTTAAAATTTTTAATTCACTAAATACTCAACACAGAGTAAATTCTAGGAGAAACAACAATGGAAAACGCAACACCGTATGATGTATTAGAGGAGAAGTGGCAACCAGTCTTGGAGACTAACGCACTTCCCGCAATTGGAGATCACTACAAGAGCAAGGTTACTTCTGTTCTTCTTGAGAACACAGAAAAAGCCCTTCGTGAGGCTGCTGTCCTCAACGAAACCCCACAGAACAACATGGGTGGTACATTCCTCGACCCTCAAGTTGGTTCACAGAACAATAACCTCGCTGGTTATGATCCCGTCCTTATCTCGCTCGTTCGTCGTGCGATGCCTAACCTGATCGCTTACGATATTGCTGGTGTGCAGCCCATGACGGCTCCCACTGGTCTTATCTTTGCGATGAGATCCAGATACGATAAACAAGACGGCGCCGAGGCTCTCTTCCAAGAAGCCTTTGCTAAGTTCTCCGGTGACGGTAACACCGCTACTGGTGCAGCAACAACCGCTACTGGTGGTGTTGATCCTCTGGGAACCGTTGGTGTGACATTGGCAAGAGCCGACGTTCTCTCTGACTTCAGAGCGATGTCCACAGCCGACGGTGAAGCACTCGGATCTTCCGGTGCATCCAAGACCTTTAAGGAAATGGCATTCAGCATTGAGCGAATCGCTGTTGAAGCACGAACTCGTGCCCTGAAGGCTGAATACACCACAGAACTCGCTCAGGATCTGAAGGCTGTTCACGGACTCGACGCTGAGACTGAACTCGCTAACATTCTTAGCACCGAAGTTCTGACCGAAATCAACCGAGAAATGATCAGAACTCTCTACTTCAAAGCCAAGACAGGTTGTCAGCAGTCTGATCTTTCAGGTTTCTCAGAAGCAACAACCCACGATCAACTCCGAGGTGTTGCTGGTGGTGTATACGACCTGAACGTTGACTCTGATGGTCGATGGAGTGCTGAGAGATTCCGTGGTCTTATGTTCCAAATCGAACGTGAGTGCAACGTGATTGCTAAGGAAACTCGTCGTGGTAAGGGTAACTTCATCGTCTGCTCGTCTGACGTTGCTTCTGCCCTCGCTATGGGTGGTTTCTTGAACCTGACACCTGCCGTGAACACTCAACTCGAAGTTGATGACACAGGTAACACCTTCGCTGGTATCCTGAACGGTAAGATCAGAGTTTACATTGATCCATATTCCAAACTGGACATCAACCAAGTTCTCGTTGGTTACAGAGGTTCTAACCCATATGACGCTGGTATCTTCTACTGCCCATATGTTCCTCTGCAAATGGTGAGAGCAGTTGGTGAGGACACCTTCCAACCGAAGATTGGCTTCAAGACTCGGTACGGTATGGTTGCCAACCCGTTTGCTGATACCACTGACTTTACCACACAAGGTAACGGTATCTCCGGAAACCAATACTACCGTCTGTTCGCTGTCAAGAACTTGCACGGTAACACCGGATTCTAAAAAATAAACTCCTAGTGGAGTGATGAGAGAAAAGGGAGCCTTCGGGCTCCCTTTTTTCATATAAATAACTCGGAGGATCATATGGAATTTAGTTCAACTTCGATCACGAAACAAAAAACAATCAAAGGTAACGCAACATATCTCGGCGTGCATGGAATGACCGCTGATTTTCCTGTTAACCCAACAGTCCCAGAAACAAATAACTTTCTTGGTGGGAACTTTTTTCAGTTTCAACTTTTTAGAACGTCTTTAGTTACATACTTTTGTCAAGCAATAACAATACCATCAACAAATTTATCACCAGTCGAAATGCCAAATACGTTTGGTCGTCCCAATCAATTTGTCGGTGGTAGATACACACATGAGCCACTTGCTGTGCAGTTTATCGTGGACGAGGATCTCAAAAACTATAAAGAAATCTTCAATTGGATAACAAGCATTGGTAACTATGAAGGTGACTCTAAAATTATTGATGGAGTTCAGACACGACAATTTTTCTCAGACGCTGCCGTTTTGATCACAAACAGTGCGTATCGTCCCAAACAAAGGATTGTTTTTAAGAACACATACCCAATCTCATTGTCACAGATAAACTTTTCATCTTTGTTAAATGATTCCGAACCCGTTGTGGCAACTGTGCAATTAAACTTTGAAACATTGGCTTTTGAAGATGTCGATGATTGACACGAGTGATACTTTCGATATAATTTGTGCATGAATTTAGAAAAACTAAAAGAAGAAGTAAAAAATGATCTGACGATAGACAAAACAGAACTTGGTTCTGAGTCTGTTCGCATACCCCAAATTCATAACAAATACCTTAACTTTCTGATGAATGATAGATTAGTTTTGTCAAAGTTAGAAACTGATCTCACCAAACTAAGACATCGAAAGTGGCTTTATTACACAGGTAAAATGTCACACGAGGAATTAGAAGAGTTGGGATGGGAACCTTTTGACTTGACCGTTTTAAAAACAGACATTGATAGATTTATTAATGCAGACGATGAAGTTATAACCCTGCAACATAAAGTCTCTCTCCTGCGAGAAAAAGTAAACTACCTAGACGGTGTGATGAAAGCAATCAATAATTTGAACTGGAACATTCGTGCAGCGATTGACTGGATGAAAATGACAGAATTTAGCGGGTAATCCTCACACCATAAATATGGTGTATGAGTGATTTAGTTATTAGACATGTTGATTCTGCTTATGTAAAAGTAGAGTGTGAGCGATCCTTAGCGAAAGAACTAAGTCAGTTTTTTACATTCTTTGTTCCAAATTATCAATACACTCCCGCATATAAAAACAAAATATGGGACGGTCAAATTAGACTGTTTAATGTCCACAGCGGAAAAATTTACGCTGGTTTAATTGATTACGTTCTTAAATTTGCAGAGGAGCGAAACTGCTCTGTAGATTACGTTTCACCTCAAAGAGAAAGCGTGAGTGAAAAAGATATCGTTAAGTTTTTACAAGATTTAAAAATCTCCATCGGAGATAAGGAGATTATGCCACATGAACATCAATTCAGAGCAATTCACCATGCAATTAATAAACAACGTTCTTTGTTACTTTCTCCGACAGGATCCGGCAAGTCTCTTATCATTTATGTTCTCATACGTTATTATCTTTCAAAACTACCCGAAGATAAAAAAATCTTAATTATTGTTCCAACAACTGGTCTTGTTACCCAAATGATGAGTGATTTTGAAGACTATTCTGGATTGTCAAAGTGGAACGCAAAAAGAAATTGTCATACCGTTTATTCTGGTAAAGCAAAGACATCCACAAAAAGAGTCATTATAAGCACATGGCAAAGTCTCTATAAACTCCCTCAGAGCGAGTTTGACGGCTTTGGTGCTGTCATAGGGGATGAGTGTCATCTTTTCAAGGCAAAGTCTCTGACGGGACTCCTGACGAAGTTAACGAACGCTGAGTATCGTGTTGGAACAACGGGAACTCTAGACGGAACGGAAACACATAAACTGGTGATCGAGGGATTGTTTGGTTCAACCAAAAAAATCATTACAACCCACCAACTTATTGAGAAAAATTTACTGAGTGATATCAAAATAAATTGTTTGGTGTTGGAACATCCCAAAGAAATACGAGAGCAAACACGGGGGAACAAGTATCAAGAAGAGATGGATTTTTTAACGAGAGACTCTGAACGAAATAAATTTATTTGTGATCTTGTTTCAAACTTGCCCGGAAATACTTTAATTTTATTCAATTATGTTGAAAAACATGGCAAGCCATTGTATGATGCCATATCACAGCAAGATAAGCCGTGTCATTTAATTTATGGAGGAACAGATGTTTCTTTGCGAGAGGACATCAGAAAACTCATGGAACGAGAAACAAATACAAATCTTATAGCATCTTACGGAACATGCTCAACGGGCATTAACATTCGTAACATAAATAATATCGTATTCGCTTCTCCTTCTAAATCAGTCGTTCGAGTTTTGCAGTCGATTGGTAGAGGATTGAGAAAAGCGGAGTCGAAAGAGGGGTTGAAAGTGTACGATATAGCAGACGATTTAAAATACAAATCATTTGTTAATCACACTTACAAGCACATGACCTCACGCTTAAAAATTTATAAAAATGAGAACTTCGACCACAAAGTTTTGAAAATAAAACTGGGAGGCTAAAATGATTCCAAACTCATATAGAATTTTAAAACTGAAAAGCGGTGAGCAAATAATCGCAGAAATAAAAAACTCCTCCTCAAAAAAGTTTATAGTAAAACGACCCATGTCAATTCGAATGGGTATGCAAGTGGATCCGTTGGGTGGTCAAAAAGATTTCACGATCTTAAAAAACTGGTTGTATCACAGTGATGAAATTGAAACATCAATCCCATCAGATTTTGTTGCGACAATCCTGAAACCAACTCAGCAAATTTCTGACATGTATGATTATGAAAAAGAACTTGAGGACTCTCCTCGTCCACTGAAAAAGGACGACTTAATGGGAGCAGATTCTTTTGTGTCTAAGATAGAGGAAATGTTAGCGGAAGAGTTGGAAAAGTTTAAAGATGAGGAAGATGAAAGCAGAGACACTTTAGATGAGGAAAGAGACATGTTAATTCTTTCTATGTCTCTACCATATGATGCGTTAAAAAAATTAGTGGATGTTGGGATATTCACAAAGAAAGAATTAAAAGAAATGATCTCTGGAACCTCGGATGCTCCAAAAAATTTAGAGGAAATATCCGGAGAGGAAGTTTGGACTCCAGATGGTGATGGTAGTAACTGGACAGATTTCAGTCCCTTTGCAAAAGACTATGTTGATGGTGTAACAGGAGATAATGAGATAGATGAGTGAAAAAATATTTGTGTCCATTGGATCATACAAGGATCCGATGATTGTTCGTACAATTAAATCATTACTTACCCGAGCAGAGAATCCACAGAACATTCGAATTGTTGTTTTGGATCAAGTTGGATTTTCTCCTGATGAACAACGTCCTCAAAATTCAAAAAACGTTGAGGTTGTCACTGTCGGTTCAGATGTTTCATCTGGTGCATCTTGGGCGAGAAGTCAAATTGAAAGCAAGTACGACGGTGAAAAATATTATCTAGAACTTGATTCTCACTCTCTCTGTAATAATGGTTGGGACACTTTTTACAAAGGACTCCTTGATAGGTTACAAGAGGATGGTTCGGATAAACCTATTCTTTCATCACCTCCACCAAAAGTTGAGTGGGATGAAAATAATAAACAAAATGACTTTGAGCAATATCAATGTCTTAGGTGGCAGTTTGATTCGTATCCAGAAGAAAAATCAAATTACCAAGTGTATTTAAGAAAAGAAAAAAGCACGCAGAGACAGTGTATCCAAGTGCCATGGATAGACACTCGTTGTATTTTCTCTTATGGAGATAGAATAAAAGACGTTCCAAACAATCCAAAGACATACGGTGATTGTATGGTTGACGATTTATCGTTACGGCTTTTTACAAATGGCTATGATGTGTTCTCATCACATGTAAATCCAATTGGACATTACTATACTAAAAAACAAAAACACTTTGAAGATTTTCATGAATCAAAAGGCATAAGAAATTCGCATTTCTTACACCAAAGGTCTGTCGAAGAACTTCGAAAACTAGTGAATGGTAAGAAGAAATATGGTAAACTGCAATATGGTTTAGGTGAGGTTAGAACTTTAAGTGAGTTTGAAAAATTAAGTGGAGTCTCTTACGATGACAGATAAAGAAAATCATTATGTTGATAATAGTAAATTTTTCGATGAGATGTGTAAGTGGAAAGACAAAGTAATCGAAGCAAGAAATTCAGGGGAATCAAATCCACCCGTCACCGAATATATCGGTGAGTGTTTTTTAAAAATATCCGAAAAACTTTCACACCGACCAAACTTTGCCAATTATCCATATCGAGAAGAAATGGTCCTAGATGGCATTGAGAATTGTTTAATGTACGCTCATAACTTTGATCCAGAGAAGTCTAAAAATCCATTTGCATATTTTACTCAGATGATATATTATGCGTTCTTGAGAAGGATAGAACGTGAGAAAAAACAGGCATTTATTAAGTTCAAACTTATGGAAGAAAATGATGACGGCACCTTCTCAAAATGGTTCAAAGAAAATTACTTTGATAAAGACTCAAATAAATCTGAAGAAGATGTAGAAGATTATTTTTCACTAACAAAAACGGACTTAGAAAAGTTCTCAAGTAAAAAGAGTAAAAAGAAAGCAAAATGAAAATAGCCATTATCAATGATACTCACTTTGGTGTTCGTAACGATCATCAGGGATTTCTTGATTATATGTTTCAGTTCTTTGATGAACAATTTTTTCCATACTTAATTGAAAACGACATTAAGACAGTCTTTCATCTCGGAGATGTATTTGATCGTCGCAAGTTTATCAATATGAATACACTTCATACGGTTCGCACTCGATTCTTCAAACGCTTTGAGGAGTTGGGTGTAAATCTTCATGTCATTCCCGGCAACCACGACTGCTATTTTAAGAATACGAATCTTGTAAACTCCGTTCGTGAGTTGATTGGTCACTATGATAATATTGATGTTCATGAAAAACCAAGAGTGTTGAACTTCGACGGCACATCATTCATGTTCTTGCCTTGGATTTCTCCTGAGAACAAGGATTCTTTTCTTTCATATGTTGAAAACAACGACGCAAATATTTTGCTCGGACATTTGGAACTCAACGGTCATTATGTTATTCCCGGCGTTCCGTTTCGTGGTGGTCTTGAGTCGTCTTTGTTTAAGAAGTTTGATAAGGTCTTAAGCGGTCATTTTCATCAACATTCTACTCAAGGAAATGTTAACTACTTAGGAACTCAGTATCAAATGACCTTTAACGATTTAGGTTCTTCTAAAGGCTTCTGGGTCTACAATACAAACAGTAGTCAAGTAGAATTTATTGTCAATCCTAAAAATAAATTTTTTGTTGTAGAATATGACGATGACTTCGATGAGTTTGATTGTTCTAAGTATGCTGGTTGCTATGTTCGTGTAATCGTGAAGGGAAAGAAAGATGTCATCAAGTATGAGCGATTCATGGATTGTCTTTACCGTGAGAATCCTGAAAGTGTAACAATTGTTGATGATGAAACAGTGATTGAAGTTGATGAAGAAAAAGTTGATTTCAAGAAAGATACACTTACACTATTGATGGACGAGATCGACAAGATCGAAACAATTGATAATAAAGATAAACTAAAGTCACTGATTCGTGACATTTATGTGGAGAGTTGGAATAAGTGATAAACCTGAAATCTATATCATTCAAAAACTTTGGCTCATTCGGAAATACACCAACGGTTATTGATCTCACAAAGAGACGAATGAATCTGGTGTCGGGCATCAATGGACAGGGAAAGTCATTTGCTCTTCTCGATACCATCACGTTCGCACTGTATGGCAAGCCGTTTCGGAAGATCAACATTCCGCAGTTGGTAAACTCTGTGAACCGAAAGGACTGCGAAGTTACGATTGAGTTTACCGCAAAGGGTAGAGC